AGCCGCAGCTGTAGACATACCAGTACCAGTTGTGTGTGTACCAGCAGGTGAATCGTTTAACAATGCAGGGTTTGTCCCACTATGAGCTGCAGTTGAGAAACCATCAACAGCAGAACCAGCCGCATTACGACCAGAAAAGTCTGTATCAGCTTCATCAAATAAAGCCTCTGTGCCACTCATGTTAGTATATCTAGAACGCATAGCAAAGATAAGTCCTGTAGGACCTGTCATTGGTTGTACGCCACAGATATCATAAGCAATAAGATTTGGCATAGCTCTTCTTACTAGAGAAATTAGGATAGGATCCCAATTATTAACACCAGAACCAGTTTGGTTAGTTGGTGTTTCAGCAAGGAAAGCTTGGTCTTCTTTAAGAGCTCTTTCTTGGTTCTCTAAGATGACCGATGTAACGGCACGCTTGTAACTATCCTTTACCTCTGGTAGGTCAGGATGGTCTAAAACGGGCTGCCACTTTTTTTCATAAGTTTCCGATAAGTACATATCTTCTTCTCTCCTTTGTTTAGTTACTTAGATATTTTAATATCTTTTGTTTTACTAATTGCGTTGGTGTATGCAGCCATAGCATTCGATAAATCTTCGTTAGAAGTTTCATCGCCCACCGCAACATCATCTATATCTACTGAATCAGTAGACTTCTCAGCTTTTTGCCCAAAGTAAGATTCCTTAATGGTTTCTACTTTTTTTGCAAAATCTTCTTCAGAAGAATACTCAACGCCTTCAACGAGACTGTCGAATTTTTCTTTAGCTGTATCAGCTAAATCTTTTGAATGTTCATCAATGATTTCTTGGCGTTTATAGCCACCATTGACTTTATTCATTTCAACATTCTTCTCAATTTCTTCGTTAAGTTTTTTCTCTAAGTCTTCTATCTTACTAGCTTGGTCTTCAAGAACATCATATTTCTCATCTGGCACATCAATGTAGTGGTCTTCAAATAATTTTTTCAGTCCACCGATGAAGTCCTCAGCGATTTCGCCCTTGATTCCTCTTTCTAGTGCTAACTTATTTTCTTTCATCCATTCTTCAACAACATAGTTCAAGTATGAATCAACCTTTTCAGTTAGTTCAGATTTAGATTTTGAGATTTCTTCTTCAAATTTAGTATCATATTCAGACTGTAATCTCTCTTGTTCTGCTTTTACTTTAGAAGTAATTGCAGCTTCAAAGATTGTAGCAGCCTTTTGTTTAAATTCTTCAGATAGGTCAGCGTCTCCTACTAAAGCGTCAATATCAGATTTAATGTCTAAAGTGTCTTCTTCAGTTTCTTCACAATGAGCAGCTTTTAAAGATTTTTTATATCCAGCCTTCATGTGTTTTTTACCTTCTTTTTCCACTTCTTCTTCTTCAACATCTTTTTTGATATCTTTCTCTTTAGATTCAACAACCTCATCTTCAGAATCAGCCTCTTCACTATACCCAGCTTTCAAGTGTGATGGTTCACCACTTACTTGAGCACTTTTAGATACAGCATCCGAAACTTGTTTAACTTTCTTCGTACCGTCAGCAGAATTACTGTCTGTAGGTTTAACTACAGGTGCGCCTAAATCTTCAGCGTCATTTGAAAGATGACTAGGTTCAGCTGCAACAGCATTCTTTTTAGGAGCGTCAGCGTTTGGATTCGCTGAAGCTTCTACGATAGCGTCAGTTATTTTTTCTGATTCTGCCATTGAAAATCTCCTCTTATTTATTTTATAGTACTATAAACTCCTAAACTTTTGAGTTCAGGTAATATTTATAATATTATAGTTTTCTAATAAACGAATCAAAGATTTCTAGTTTTTTTTCTTCTAGTTGTCTTTTCTTCGTGTTAATCACTTCCATCTTCCACGCCTCAATGTCTTTCTCGACAAGGAGACCGTTGTCCCATACCCATTCTTTACCTTCCATAATGCCTTCTACGAAAGCAGCCGGCGCTGAAGGGTCAGCTACAATGTCAGCGGCGGTTGCCAACATGAAATCATCTTTCACATAGTTAGCGCCGTTGCGTTGTTGGATAGAACCCATTCCCCTTGATGATACTCCTAATTGAGCACCCTCATCTATAAGACCTTTTACAATCTTACCGTAGGGCGTGTCCATGATTTTAGCTTCACCAATAAAGTTATCACCATCTGGATAAAGTTTCTTAATCATATGAGAAACTCTTTCTAGATTTACAGTAGGTCCGTCAGGATGTCCTAACTCACCAAATGCACGATTTTTATTGATAAATTCTTTGTTGTATCTTGTTACTTCTTTCATCAAGATTTCTTTAGGGTATACTCGCCCATTACGATTCTTGATGTTAGACTGTAAAAAAACACCTTTAATCTTGTATTCTTTCTTGCCGTTCTTGTCTTCTTCTACAAGATACTCGGCACTTGATACTTCTTCTGAAATTAATTTCATAAGTGTACTCTCTCTCTTTTCTTATATACTATTTATACAAAATTGTACTTTAAATGCACATTTTTATCTAAATTCTACTAATATAGTGTAATTATCACCAGAAACAAAATTTCTAGTTGATAATAATACATCACCTGTTGGCGTTGTTGCATTGTTTACAATACCATCACCAAAAGTTCTTAAATCCCAATGACCTTGACCGTTAAGTACAACCATTGTAGAATTATTAGCACCTCCCCATAATAACTCAACAGCTGCATTAGCATTTGTTGTATTAATAGAATACCATATTCTTGCAAGTACTTTAGTAGCGTCTTCAGTCATTGCATTAGTATTTGAAGCGTCAATCTTCGTAACTAATGTTTCGCCAGTACCATCTGATATGTTAGTCATTTTACTAACATGTTTGACACCTGCTATATCAGCAATTGTTTGTACTGATGTTATATCTGCCATAATTTAACTCCTATTAACTATTTTCACCCATATCTTGTTTTTGTAATGTCAATAATGCAAAACCAGATGAAGCATTAGTTGTAATTGCCTCAATGTCTCCACCTGTTGCACCAGTATTGGTTGCTGTATTTTTAATTACAGCGCCATAGTAATGACCAGAACCACATAAGTTTATTGCCTCAACATCACTTGAAGCACCTTTAAATTCTAATTTACATTCTCCTAAACCTACACCATATACAATGTTTGTAATGTGAAGTTTAGCGCCGTTCGTATGTCCACTCAATCCTGAAGCGTCCACGGCAGCTGCTGTTGTAGCGGCGTCGGCATTCCAGGTGAGTAATACTTTGGCGTGTGTCTTAGTATCTGCTAATATTTTAGTTGTTACTGCCATAGTTTCTTTACACCTCTAATTTTAATTGTTCTCTTACTTCTAGTTCTATGTAATCTAACAATGTTTCTTTTGTTATATCATGTGAAGAAACAATTGTCTTCACACAATCCTCTATATTTTCACAAAAGTTATCATCTTGATAACTTCCATTATCATGTCTATTATCTAACATCTTATAAAATTCATTGACGGCCTCTTTCATTTTAGGCGACAATGATTTATAAGCAGATGAATCGACCAAATTAAAGTCTTCAAATATATTACTTGTTTTCATCTGTTGTTAAATCTATATCTACTGAACCATCTTTTGCTGTTGATACAGAACCATCTTGTT